ATAATTCAAATTCTAAATTCAGTTTCCAAAATTAAAATCCAAATTCAAAATTGATATTTAAAAACTAAAATCGAATGGGAAAATAAAACCCCCTGCCTTATGTTGGGTAGGGGAGGGAGGGGGAGGATTAATATTTTACAGCTTCGTCAAAGGTCATGAAGAAGTGAATGCCACTAGCGCATTCTAACCATCTATCCTCTTCAAATGGTTCTGTTGGTTCAACTGTTTCTCCAACTTTATATGTAAAACCTAAATCCCATCTAGAGTATGCTATCGTATCGCTTGGCAATTCATTATGCTCAAAGTCGTAAATACCAAGAACAACAGCCTTATTACATCTACACTTGCGAGTTGTTGCACTAGAACGCTTTGCATCTTCTGTAATTTGCAACTTAACAATTACATTTTTAAATCTATCAATACCATTAAGTCTTGCTTTTTTGTAACCAACAAACGCACCGTCTTCTGGACAACTAAGTGTAAACATAGATGTATATACATCATATATAACACTATTAATATTTACTGCGCCGTAAAGGCTTGAGCCATTAAGCTTTGCGCCTCTAAGATTTACATCACTAAAATCTGTACCCCAACACTCTGTATAGCTAAGGTCTGCATTACCAAAGTCTGCGTCAGTGAGATTTGAAAATTTGATATTTGCTCCACTAAGTTTCGCCTCTCTAAGATATGCGCTCGTAAGGTCTACATCTCTCATATCTGCATCACTAAGATTTGCACTACCTAGATTTGCGAATTTAAGGTTTGCGCCTCTAAGAATTGCATCACTAAGGTTTGCACAACTAAGGTCTGCACCACTTAGATACGCATAACTAAGGTCTGCACGTTCGCCACCTTCTTCATCCATTAACCATTTTCTATGAAGTTTTAAAATTTCTTTTAACTCTTCTTTTGTAAACTCACTCATAAAACCCTCCTTGATTATTCCTCTTTCTTATAGTTGTATTCTACCACATGGTATACCCATTTGTCAACAGCTATTTTTGATTTTTTTGAATCAATTTTCATTTTCTTTAATAGGTCTTGAAAATCATTTGCTTCTTGTTCTGTTAACAAATAAGCCTTATTTTTGTATTCTTCCATACTAACACCTCATAAAATCATGCAAATACTCACGGCGCCCACGATACATAAAGTATGGTTCACTGTCAGTAATATTATAGTAGATTCTAACCTCATGAATGTCGTCAGCCTCACCCTTGAATACTACAGTATTGTTAATACCATAATTTACTTTTAAAATAGAAATACCGCCCCAATTAGACGTGCACTTTACACCAATAGGCGCTTGCTTCTTATAAAATTCCTTTTCCTGTTTTGTCATATATTTGTCCTCCATTTGTTTTGATAATGCAATTATACTATATAGAATAAACAATGTCAAGTATATTTTTTTTAAAAAACTTCTTGACATACAAACATTTCTGTTATATAATAAAGGCAGTTAAGGAGGTAATCAATATGCATTACGAAGATGTATTTAGTTTGTTAAGAGATTTTGGAAGACACAAAGGCAAAGTATGGCTAACAAAAGGATATTGTAATGATTGTAAAGTCGTACAATTAGAATATGACTACACAAGAAGATACTTTATGACACCTATTTATAATAGATATGATAAGGTGCCACCGATGCAGAGAGTGTCAAAAGACGTTTTCGAAAGTAATGTTGAATATTTGTTAAACAAAGGTTACACATTAAGTTTTTAATTTAGGTTGTTGACAAAGTAGAATTTTAATGTTATAATGCAATTACAATAAAAACAAAAACGGAGGTAAATTTAATGAAAGGTTACAAAGTATTTAATTCAGATTGGACTTGTCGTGGTTTTCAGTATAAAATAGGAGAGACTTACGAGATGAATGAAAAACCATGTGCGTGTAAACGTGGTTTTCATTTCTGCAGTACAATGGCTGAATGTTTTAATTATTATGCATTTGACCCTCAGAACAAGGTAGCAGAGGTTGATGCTATTGGCGATTTAGATACAGATGATAATTTAAAATATTGCACGAATAAGATTGCCATTGTACGTGAGTTATCATGGGAAGAAGTGTTGCGAATTTGCAACAGTGGAATAGGAAATAGCGGATTGAGCAACAGTGGTAACCGCAACAGTGGTAACCGCAACAGTGGTAACCGCAACAGTGGTAATTGCAACAGTGGTAACCGCAACAGTGGTAACCGCAACAGTGGTGATTGCAACAGTGGTGATTGGAACAGTGGTGATTGCAACAGTGGTAACCGCAACAGTGGTGATTGCAACAGTGGTGATTGCAACAGTGGTGATTGGAACAGTGGTGATTGCAACAGTGGTAACCGCAACAGTGGTAACCGCAACAGTGGTAACCGCAACAGTGGTGATTGCAACAGTGGTGATTGGAACAGTGGTGATTGCAACAGTGGTGATTGGAACAGTGGTGATTGCAACAGTGGTAACCGCAACAGTGGTGATTGCAACAGTGGTAACCGCAACAGTGGTGATTGCAACAGTGGTAACCGCAACAGTGGTGATTACAACAGTGGTGATTGCAACAGTGGTGATTGGAATTTAGGTTTTAATAATGTCGGTGTTTTCAACACCGACACAAAGAAAATTACTATGTTTGACGTAAAAACAGATATGACAATCGAGGATTGGCGCAATAGTGATGCAAGATATATTATGTTAGGTTGTCCATTTTCATCATCTGTTTTTGTATGGAAAGAAAACATGACAGAAGAAGAAAAAGAAGTTCATTCTGAATATAAGACTATTGGTGGTTACATTAAGACTGTTAAAGCAACCACAGATGATAAACAAAAGTGGTGGGATGGATTGTGTAATACATCAAAGAATGTTGTTATGTCACTTCCAAACTTTAACGCTGATAAATTCTGTAAATGCGTAGGATTAAGACATATCTAAAAAGTTTAAAAGAGTGGTTGACAAGCCACTCTTTTTGTGTTATAATTCAATTATCAAAGATAAGGAGGGACATATAAAATGTCTAAAATAACACAAAGAGAGATTGACGAAGCTTTCGAAGAGGAAAGAGAAATTGAGAAAGAGATTTTAGGTAATTTCGGTGAAAACGGAGAACTTGACGATGGCGATGAGTATGATTATTTAGTTCAGTTGGGTTATTTTAAATAACGCTTGACAAGCAGAACCTAATATGTTAGAATAGTATTATCAAAGGAGGATACATATATGAAATACGATTTTAGCAATTGGAAACCAGAAGAACAAGAGATTACAAGAATCATAAAAAGGTCTTATGACAACAACATGTATGATTTCTTTCAAGATGTAGCAAATAGTTACACATTCGAAGAACACCTTGAAATGTTTCCATACATTAAGGGTTGGATGGAATTAAGAGACAAGTTTCTTGACGCTGTAAAAAGCGGAGAAATTAAAATGGATGAACAGAAGTATGGCGGAAAAGTTATAAATACTGCGAGTTTACAGAAATGGTGTAACAAGGTTGGACACAGAGGTGGTTATTTACCATATAGTTATAACCATAATAAGCGTGATAAACTCATGACCATTTGTGAATTTGTCAAACTCAACAGTAAAGACGATGATTTTGTTCGTTATGCAAGCCATTGTCACTTTGAGAAGTTACAGAGACTCTATAACGAAGAAAAAGAATGGTTTTTGAATCACGATGAGTACACAGTTATTTCTAAGCGTGTATCAGAAAAGATGCGTGACTTGAGAATTGGAGGCTTAGACCTTGACACTTGGTGCGAAAGAATCCTCGATACAGTGAACGGAGAAGAGAAGTATAGAAAGTTAACAATTGACGAATTCAGAAAACTAGAAGAGTTTGCAGATGCTTATATTAAAGCACAAGAAGAGTTTATCAAGAACAATTATCCGTTTAAGTACGAACCATTTGAGGAAAAAGGAGACAAATAATGAGACCATCATGTATTTTAAATGACAATTTTGAAAGACCGTTTGTGCATTCTAATACAAAGTTATGTCACTTGTTGTATTATTGTTTCATTTAATCCTCCCCTCCCACACGTTAACCCCCTCCCTCCCCTACCCAACATAAGGCAGGGGGTTTTATTTTCCCATTCGATTTTAGTTTTTAAATATCAATTTTGAATTTGGATTTTAATTTTGGAAACTGAATTTAGAATTTGAATTAT